GGCAATGTACGGCCGGGCCGAGATAGACGCGGGGCGATACGGGACCATTCCGGCCGAGGGCGTCGGGCTGCTGCATATCGCCAAGAACCGGGAGGGGGCGACAGGGTGCGTGATTTTCCGGCACAACGAAAGTATTACACGGATTGCGGACTATGAAAGCACGGCGAACCCCTCAACGGACGGCGAACCGTTTTAAGAGTGTTTGCGATTTAAGCGCATGAAAATACCTAAAGAAAAACGAAGGGGTGGCCAGCGGGACGACAGCACGCTGACAGTAGGATTGAATAAGAAAGAACTTGTAGAGTTGCTGGAGCGTACCCGGCGCAGGTGCGAAGAGTACGAACGGAAGCAAGAGGAGCTAATACTTAAACGCTCCGGAATTTTAATTGTTAAATCAAATATTAGAAAAATAACTACATATGACGACCTACGAACTTTATATCAATGATATTTTGTGCGACCTGTCGAGTGACGAAGTCGTAACCCTGCTCTATCAAAGCCCAATATTTTCGAGCCTCGACAGCATCCAGTCGAACCGTTCCTACAATATTGCGCTGCCGCCTACGCCTGCCAATATGCGGGCTATAGGTCAGGCAGCCCGCCCGGATGCGGATGCTGACGCTCCGTATGTACGACTTCCGGCGGCGTTGTATCAGGACGGGGTGCCGCTGTTCACGCAGGGTTTCGCCGTGGTTACGGATATTGCGGATACGATCAATGTAACGCTTACGTGGGGCAATGCGGATAACTTTCAGCCTCTGTTTGACGCGAACCTGCGGGATTTGGGGGCGCAGTTGGAGGAAGCCGGAGCGGACCACATTGATTGGAACGAAAACACGACCATTTTAGAAGGAAATACGACCAATGAATACCCCGGTGTAGCGTTTTGGGGCGTGAATTTCGGAATGGGACTGTCGAACCCCAAGTATTTGCACCCGTCCGTGCAGGTGAAAACAATTCTTTCGGCTATCGAAAAGTATAACGGGATCACTATCGACGGCAAGGAGCGGCTGGCGTACAGCAAAAACCTCGGACCTATTATTCCGCTTGTATCAAAAAATGGGGATGAAATATCGAATGAGGCAGAAGCATTGCGATTTACGGCTAATAGCACAAATTTTAAGAATCAAATATACGGTGTATTAGGCCGGGGTAATATAATCAAAGACCCGCATGAGATAGCATATGGATCTTGTACTACAAAATTTAATAAAACGGATTTATCAGTACATATTACGATTAAACCGAGTAATGGAACAGGAGCATATGGATATTTTACACATAGGCCGCCAGAATGGGGAGATCCCAAGGAGATGCATATAATGCTTACTGAATTGGATGGTAATTCCGAAATAGTAAAATCCACAATATTAGGTACATCATACAATGTAGAACTGGTTGGCTCTACTGGTGATGGAGTTAATGTATATAGATTCAATTTTGTGCCGCTTGATATAACTTATCCGTTAATAGAAAACACCGAAATTTTACTTCATTATGAAGATCCAGCAGGTGAAATATATATATCAAACCCATATTCAACTCCATTAACAGTAAATATTTGGGCAAATTGGACCGATTGTGCGTTCCCTACAAGATTCCCCGTCGCCCCCAATCTCCCCGACATTTCCCAAGGCGATTTTATCCTCGCCCTGATGTCCATGAACGGTCTGTTCGCCTATGCGGACAAGGACAGCCCTAACACGATCAAGCTGATAAGCATCGATGACATAATCGCCAATGTTCAGAATAACGACATCATCGACTGGAGCGACCGGGTAATACTGAACGATTTTCACCGGGTGGATATGCCCGACGCATCGATTTTCACCATCGATGACCTCGCCCAAAGCAACATCCTCGACTACGACAACGACGACGATGTAAAGACCGACACATACGGAACCATCACGATCCGAAACGAGAACATCGAGAAAGAAACGGAACTTGTGTCGCTGCCTTTCTCGGCGTCGGAGAACGCAACTACAAACGAGGTGAATTGTGCATTGGTGCCGATCTACGAGGATCACAGTACAGAAGACAAGGAGAATATCACTTATTCGGAGTGTTCGCCACGGATATTATCGGGGCGTGGAGCGTTTATGTCGGGCATTGCCCGCTGCATCGGGGTATTCGATCCGTGGATGAGGTTCGGCGGCGAGGAAGGTATCGTAAAGACCCGATATTCGTCCTATCAGAAAGTCGTTGACCGCCTGCGAATCATCACCATTCGGGCAAAACTCACGGCTCTCGATCTCTACAACCTCGACTACACGAAGCCGGTGTATATAGCCCAATTCGGGCAGATATTCGCCATATATTCGGTAGAAACAGGCGAAAACGACATCTGCGACTGCCAACTGCTGAAACTGAAAGTGGACGGAGTGGTGGCAGCAACGTATTATCTGCGCTTGGACGGCAAGAATGAAGACAGCCAATGGGTTGCAGAAGCGGACGGCATTAACGGCACAGCGTATGCCATAACATCGAACGGAACGCCCTATATCGTCGATTACGATTCCCGCCTTTATGTCGATCTGTACGAGGAGGACGGCGATCTGTATCTGTCTATCTACGCCCCCGAAAACGCCGGAACAGAGGAAATTAATTACAACCCTGTCATTCTGGGAATTCAGGAGAACGACGCCGTGCGCCGGCAGGTGGCAGTATCCCAGAAAGCAAAGTCGGCCTAATTTATTAACCATTAATCTATATGAAGAATGAAATAAAGCGTACGGGAACAGCCCGCAAAGTGGGCCGCCCTCGTGCATATACCCCCGAAGCCCTTGAAGCCAAGTTTGAGGAATACGTCGAATGGGTGAAAGCGAATCCGGTTTACATCAACAAGGTTTCAGCAGGGGAAATAATTCCCGTTCCAACACAGCGTCCCCTGACATTGGTGGGATTCTGCCAATTTGCGAAGATCAGCAGGCAAAATTTCTATGAATATGAGTCAAGGGAGGAATTTTCTGACATCCTTACGTGCGTGCGCGAGGCTATCGAGGCGGACCAGCTGGAGGGCGCATTATGTGGACAGTACGATTCGGGAATCGTTGCCCGGGTTCTGCATCTTGCCGACCGTCAGGATGTGACCACCAACGGCAAGGAGATAACGACCGCAACGCAGCCTATTTCCGTGGTCCTCGACCCCGAAGCGGCCAAGATCATCCAGTCCATCGGCAGGCGGACAGTAAAGGAATGACGGGGCACGCTGCGTGTGATGATGCACGCCACCGAATAACGACGAAATGACGAGAGCCGGGAATTACTCCGGCTCTCTTTGTCTTTTATCGAGCGTATTTGCGTTCTGGAATGCCTAAATTTCGACGATCTCCTAACGGGTGAAGCATATACCCTCCAAAGAGCAAGCGTCGCCAAATCGGCTATTTCTTTGTTGTCGGCTTGAACCCTATCGGCTGGGAGGGCTTGCGGGCTTGTGGCACTTTGATCGACAATGCTGCGATAGCCTGATAGATATTGTCGAGTTCCTGGCGCATATCCTCCGACAGATCGCTGACCGCTTCGGCATTGTCTGCATCAGCCCGCTCCAGTAGTGCCAGTTTTGCCCGAATTTCGGCCAATTCTGCCGTGATTTGGGTTGTGGTGGTAATGTAGTTGCGCATTGCTACAAAAGCCCGCATAATGGCCCTATTTACCCGTATAGCCGTCTCGCTACGCAGGACGCTCGAAAGCATTGCGACACCCATTTCCGTAAAAGCAAATGGCATATAGCGACGACCACCCCAATTTGAGGACGCATTTTGTGATGTTAGACTTGAGGTCGCAATTTGCGTCCTCAAAATTTCATATTCTTTTTCCGAGAGTACAAACATAAAATCGTCGCCCTCGAAACGCTCGATATTGCGCCTTACGGCCTCTTTCAGCCGCTTTGTCTCCACTTGGTAGAGTTCGGCCAGGTCGAAGTCCAGCATTACCCGCTGGCCTCGTATTTCGTAAATCTTGCTTTGGATGGGTTGCAGTTCCATAAGTCGGTATTGTTAAGATTTATCCCTCGTATCCTTCGTAATAGTACGACTGTTCGATTCCCTTGAAAATAACTTCCCGATCATCCGTGCGGTCGGTTAATGCCTGGCCGAGCAGGGCCCGTAATTCCAGATCATTGATCGGGCTGCGTTCCATAGCCTGCAAATACAAATCCTTATCCACCTTCCGCCAATCCACAACCTGCTGGAGGCGCTTTTTCAGCATCATGTCGAGCCAGATGCGAGTGGCCCGACCGTTGCCCTCCATGAACGGGTGTGCGATGTTCATTTCGACATATTTTGCGATGATCTCCTCGAAGGTCGTTTCCGGCATCTGCTCGATCACCGGGAGGATCGCACCCAGATAAAGGCAATTTGCAAAGCGAAAGCCCCCCTTTGCGATGTTCAGCGTCCGAATCTTTCCGGCAAAGTCATACAACCCACCGAACAGATAGCGGTGAATCTCACAAAGCCCGGCCACGGTTCCGACCTCTATACGGTCGATGTCCCCCGATTCGAAAAGGGCGTGCGCTTGTTTGAGGCTTTGGGCGTCTATTTGATAGGTTTTAGAATTCATATAGGACGGTTTTTTATTTCGTTTTCCAGTTCTTTCAGTTGTTCCATATCCTCACGGTCTGCCTCAATAGCTTCTTTGCGTTTGCGGCGTGCATTGAATTCTTCGTAAACCTGATAAGCGAATTTGTCTTTGTGCTCTTTACGGACCATTCCAGCGTTAGATAACAAGCGTTGGTCGTTGGAAAGCAGAATTTTATCGACGTTTTCACGCCAAAAATTCATTGTGAGGTCTTTTCGGTTTTTGGCTCTGAATTCAGCTGTTTCTAAGAAGATAACGACTAGTCGATTCAAAGAATCCAATTCGTCGTGTGTCAAATAATTTTTGGCAATAATGACATCTTGTTTGCGCACTACCGCCCCTTTCCAAGAAGTCAGCCCCATATTCGGAGCATCTGCATCGGCTCGTGTCATTACGATCTCCGCGGATGTCTGACCCGTTACAGCATACAATAGTTTGTTTTGGGTTTCGGCATAAAACATTTGCGTCGCTTTGTCTGTTTTGTCATAGTCATTACTCAGGGCAAACAGGTCGCGCACCTTTTGATAAAATCGCTTTTCCGAGGCTCGAATATCGCGAATACGGGCGAGAAGTTCGTCGAAATGATCCGGGCGGCCGTCGGGATTTTTCAATCGCTCATCGTCAATTACGAACCCTTTACGCAGGTATTCGGCAAGATTGCGGTTTGCCCATTGGCGGAACTGCACGCCGCGGATAGATCGAACGCGAAACCCTACCGCTAAAATCATTTCCAATGAATAGAATTTAACTTGGTAGGGCTTGCCATCTGTGGCAGTTGTTAAGTAATTCTTAATAACTGAATCGGCGGTTAATTCTTTGTCTTTTAGTATGTTGTTTATGTGCTGGCTAATGTTGGGGACCGAGGTGGCAAAAAGTTCGGCCAACTGCATTTGATTGAGCCAGACCGATCCGTCGCGGGCCAGTAATGAAACACTACTTTTTCCGTCGGCTGAATTGTATAGTATCAATTCTTGTTCCATGATGCAGATGTTTGAGGTTATTCCCCTTTTTCTACTTTGATAAGTTTGCCGCAATGCGGGCAGGTGATTGTGTTTGTCGGTTGAGGGGCGAAAAAATCACCCACGTTACAACCAATAGCGGCGGCAATACGCTCAAGCACTTCTACACTTGGATTCCCATTAATATGCTGGCTAAGTCCGACGGGCGTAATTCCCATTTTTTCGGCCACTTCTTTAACAGTTAGGCCGTTAGCCTTTATTGTTCTCTTTATATCCATAGCTTTAAATCTTTGGTACTGGTACAAATGTAGCTATAACTTTATTTTTCTGCAAAAATAATAGTAAAAACTTTATTTTTTATTTGCATAATTAAATTTATAGCTTTATATTTGCATCAAGAAATAAAACCAATAACTATAAATGTTATGACAACCACCCGCACCCGCTACAACAAATCGAAGATCATGCGCAACGCCTGGTATCTGAAACGTGCCAACGCTTCGATGACCTTTTCGGCCTGCCTGCGCAAGGCTTGGCGTAACGAGAAGCTGGCGGTCATGACGGCGATAATCGAGAACCGCCTGATGGAGGAATCGAAGGTTGCGGAATGGCATCCGCTGGCAAATGTTCCGGCCGACTACTACGGCAACAGCAGAACGTATTACGGAGACTAACGATAACCGGGGGCGTACCGCCCCTCAACACCTATTACGGAAATTGAAAAATAGCGAGATTCTCGCAAAACCTCGATAAAACAATGAATGAACAATTAACCCGGTCCGACATTCGGACAATGGCCCGCAAGGCGGCCGATTACATCACCTTCAACTGCGACGGCGTAAGCGAAGGTTTCGAAATTACCCACAAGGGGTACACGGTATTCGTTGACTATTCGGCCCGGTTGTGCAACGACGAGATGTGCGAATTTACAGAAGTCCCCGCCGTATGGGACCAGTCGGGCCGGGAGTGTCCGGAGATCGCCGATGCCTTGCAATTGATGTTGAACTAACCAATTAAAACTATAAAATCATGACTATCGAAGATTTGAAAAACGTAAAATTAAGCCCGATGACCGCCGGATACCTGGCTATCTATATCAAATTATCGGACCTCTGCGGCGAGGCGGCGGAAGTTACCGAAATGGATTACGGCGGCTCGGCGGTCAATGAGGTGAACAGTGAATTTGACAGCGCATTAGGCAAAGCGCAAGACGAGGTAATGAAGTTGGCCGTGATGTCCATGACGGAAAATTTATGTACGTTGTCCAACAATACCGAACTATGATCTACGAACTGACATACGGCGGCTATCGGTTGGGGACATTCCCCACCGAGGCCGAGGCTGTCCGCCGGGCAGGGTATCTTCCGAAGGGGCGCTATACCGTCCGGGAATGGGAAAAGGATGGCGAATTTTCGACGTTCGACCCTTCGATGAATAAATGCTACTGTTTCACCAATAAATAAAATTTTAACGCTATGGACTACAACAGACAGACAATTGCAAACGAAATCGCCAGCTTCAAATACACGATGAAGCAAACAAACGACGATATATCCCCCGCCGAAATAATTGACGGGCTTATGCAGTGGGTAGAGCAATACACAAACGTGCTGCACGAAATATCCGTCGCCGAGACCCTCGACGATTTGAAAGAGTTGAAACAAAACGCAGCGTGCCCCGACATCCGCCCCGATGTTGCGATATGGGCGTTGCGCAGGATTGTGCGGGTAATAATGGCTGCGGATTGTTTGTATCAGCGCCTATGCCGGGAATCTTGAAGCACAAAATAACCTTCGATTGCGAGACCTCTCAACTTCATTCGGGAACGATTATTTGCCCCAGCCGTCAATCCGGGCGGCTGGGTTTGCTGTTGCTGGCCCTGCTGGCCTTTTGGATGTACAACGGTATTATCGACATTGCGCCGTATTATCCGACTACGAGGAATTTTCCGACATCCTTACGCGCGTGCGAGGTTGCCGGGAGTTTTTCGCCGTCTGTGCGCGCGTAAACGCGTAAAGCCAAACCTTTCGGATGGGGTCAATCGAGGTTTAACAGCATTAAAAATCGGCAAAATTGTGTATAAATTGTGTGTAAATGAAAAACAAATCAGCCATCTACCTGTGTGTAAATGGCTGATTTTCAAGTGGGCCCAGAGGGGCATGATCCCA